TAAAGAATGTGGAGAAAGTGAGGACTTTGATACAGACGAAATTGCAGAGCTTGAAAGTATGATATTTAATAAAATACATTTTTCATAATGGAGAGCATCACAGAAGCAATATTAAGGCTATTAAAAGCAGGCAAGACTTCTAAGCAGTTAAAAGCAATGGGTTACAATGAGAACACCATTAAAAGCACAAGGCAAAAAAACGGTTTCTGTAAGTCAAACAAAAGGGAGCTTGTTTTTATGAGAATTAAAAGACTAGGAGATAAAACACAAACTTATTACACAAATGAATTAGATTATGGAATACAAGAACTTACGTACAACTTTGATGACTGCAAGACGGAATACCAACTCGAAGGTAAAGAATCGTTTACTTACGAAAAGAGAGGAAACATTACGATCCAAAGAGTTCGAAGAATGGACAACATACATAAAGTCAACTCGTCAACAGTTGGAGATTTTAAATAGTAGAAAATAGGAATTAACAAATATTAGTTTTACATTAGCATAAAATTAAACACAATGAATTTAACTAAAGAGATATACGCAGTAAAGGAACAAATAACCTTACTTAGAAGGCGTAAAATGAGATTGAAAGAAATGGGTAAGGGTAGTAACTTCAAAAGCGTAAAAGCAATTAAGGATAATGAACCGCTATTTTTTAAAGATGTTAACGAATGTATTGAGAAACTCGGAACGATAACACTAAAGCAAGGGCATAATGCAGAGTTAGACTTTTTAAAAAATCAAGCCTATTCATTAATCAAGTTAAGAAATGAGGATTGCATAGGAGGTAATTACAATGTAACTTTTAAATAGATGAAACTAACTACAAAATTGGAATACATTACTAGCATAGCTCAAAAGCTAGAACAGTATGAGAGCGATTTAACCCGTTATGAACTGGAACAAACAGAATTAAATAACATATTTTTTGGTAACGAGTTCCACACGGATAGGATCAAAAAGACAAAGGAAATTATCAACAGGCTTAAAGGCTTGTATAATTCAAAATTAGAAACACTTAAACAACTATAAAAATGAAGAAATTACTAAAAGTACAACAAGAGATAGGCACGCTATCAAAGAACGCTAAGAACCCTTTTTTTAAAAGTCAGTACTTGGATTTGTCAACTATCTTAAAGCACGTTACACCTCTTTTAAATGCGGAGGGGTTGATATTAATACAGCCTTTAGAACTTGATAAAGTTGGAACGGTTATAATAGATGCAGAAAGCGGAACTACAATAGCTGAAAGTCATTTAACTTTACCACAAATTGCAGACCCTCAAAAACTAGGTAGTGCAATAACTTACTTTAGACGTTACACTCTTAAAAGTTTACTAGCAATAGCGGAGGAAGATGATGACGGAAACAAGGCAAGCAAACCAGTAAGCAAACCTAAACTACGCGATCATACATTAGTAGTGCTATTAAAAGAAGGTACGTTAGAAGAGCTTAGAAGTGCTTTAAATAAATATGAAGCAACAGCAGAACAAAAAGAATCAATTATTAAACGAGGTAAAGAATTGAAAGAAGAATTGTTAATAGTTAACGATCACGGAATGACAGTAGATGATTTAAAATAATTAGAACTAAAAGAAAATGGGAGCAAGTAAAAACGAGTTTATGAATTGTCGAATGTCTACGGAGTTTTACCACTCTTTAGACGAACAGACAAAAGAACACATAGAAGTTAGAACAGTTGATATAACGGACTTTGATTATTCAGATAGTGAACTATGGCAAAGTAAAAAGAAAGCAAGCGACAAGGCTTTTAAAGAACTAAAAAAGGAAGAGTTTAACATAAGAAACAACATAAAAAAATGAGTAAACACTATAAAACAAATTCAATAGATGTAATTGACTTTTGCAAGTTGTACGACCTCAATTTTAACAGGGGTAACATAGTAAAATACGTTAGTAGAGCAGGCAAAAAGGACTGTGAATTAACCGATTTATTGAAAGCAAAAGACTATATTTGTAGAGAAATTAAATACTTAAAAACAAAAAATAAATAATATGGAATTAAAATTAACAGGATCGATTAAAACTATTTGTGAGGTTCAAACTGGAACGTCAGCAAATGGAGAATGGAAGAAAGTAACTTTTGTCATTGCTAATACTGACGGTTACGAAGGTAGAGAACAAATATTTGCTTTTGATATTTTCGGAGCTGAAAAGGTTGAGGACTTTATTAAATATAATAAGGTTGGTAGAACGGTAGAAGTTTCTTATAATATCCGCACGAATGAATATAATAATAAGTATTTTACTAGCTTAGCAGCTTGGAAGGTATTTGGAGCAGAATCAGCTACAACAGAGCCAGTTGCAGAAGTTGCAGGAGTAGAGGATGATCTTCCGTTTTAGTCTAACCTAACTTAATTAAAGCCTGTTGTAATGACGGGCTTTTTTATGCAATTAAAAATAAATTTAGGGTTAAATGTAAAACCAAAGGTTTTTTAACTTTACTTTGTATTAAATAAATAAAACATAAGAGATATGAATAAAAAAGCAGACATTAAAAGAATTTACCACCACTACAAAATGTGGGAAGATTACAAAGAAGGTTTTTATGATAATTGTTCAGGTAAAGACAAAGAACTAAAAACACAAAGCGTTATTAATATGTTTTCAAGTCCTGAATTAACTAGGGAATATATGACTAGAGTTATTAATGAATGGACTTACTCTTGTCAGCATAACCTATCTAATAGCGCAGTTAATAAAATAGCTTACATTGGTCAAGCTGCTTGTTGCTTGTTTAATTCAGTTCCTAATACCGTAACTATGTCGGCTTGGAGCTTAGTGCCTAAAGAAGATCAGGAAGTTGCTAATCAAATAGCTAAAGAAGTTTTAAATGAGTGGGAATCTAAAAATAAAAACATACAAGTATGCCTAAGTATTTACTAGAAAATAACGTCTACGAAGAGTCAGTAGAAAGAATTAAATGGACTTTTGACAATTTTAAAAGAATTTACGTTTCATTTAGTGCAGGTAAAGACTCAACAGTTATGCTGCATTTAGCAATAGATGAAGCTAAAAAAAGGAATGTAAAGATAGGGGTTTTAATAGTTGATTTAGAAGGTCAATATAAGTTAACCATAGATCACATTAAAGAAACTATTAAGGAATATGACGAGTGGATTGATTTGTATTGGGTTTGTTTACCTATACATTTAAGAAATGCAGTTTCAGTTTATCAGCCTTTTTGGAAGTGTTGGGATTCAGAAGCAAAAGAAGATTGGATTAGAGAGTTGCCAAAGCAAGGAATAAACGATAACAATTATTTTGATTTCTTTACAGATGGAATGGAGTTTGAAGAGTTTGTGCCTGAATTTGGGGAATGGTACTCTAGAGGAGAGTTAACAGCTTGTTTAGTTGGTATTAGAACTGATGAAAGTTTAAATAGATATAGAACTATTGCGAGTCAAACTAAAATAAAACTTCAAGATAAGAACTATACAACTAAAGTAACTGATAATGTTTTTAATGTATATCCTGTTTACGACTGGGCAACAAAAGACATTTGGATTTACCACGCTAAAAACCCTGATAAAAGATATAATCAACTCTATGAGTTAATGCATAAAGCAGGTTTATCAATACACCAACAAAGGATATGTCAACCTTATGGAGATGACCAAAGAAGAGGTTTATGGTTGTTTCATTTAATTGAGCCTGAAACTTGGGCAAAGGTTGTAGCTAGAGTTAATGGTGCTAATAGTGGAGCTTTATACGTTAATGAAAGTGGTTCAATTACAGGTTATAATAGTATTTCAAAACCTGAAAATCACACTTGGGAAAGTTTTTCAATGTTATTTTTAAATAGTGTTCCTGATGTAACTAAAGAGCATTTTTTAAATAAAATTTACACTTTTATAAAATGGTGGGAAGATAGAGGTTATAGTAATGGAATACCTGATGAAGCACCTTCTATATTGGAATCAAAAAAATTAGTTCCAAGTTGGAAAAGGATATGTAAATCACTATTAAGAAATGACTATTGGTGTAAGGGGTTAGGGTTTACACAGCATAAAACAGCAGCTTACAAAAAGTACTTAGACTTAAAGAAAAGACAAAGAGAAGAATCTAAATTTTTAGAAAACAAAACAAAATAAAAAATACAATTATGAACTTAAACGAAATTATCAAAAAAGAAATGTCTAATATGGATTTAGACAGCAAGGTAGAATTTATCAATAGCATTAAAATGACACTTCACGAAAATAGCCCTTTTGCTAGTGAGCCTGTTGATTGTGTTCTATGGGTTAAAAATAACACGGTAGCAGCAAATGATTACAACCCTAATAGTGTTGCGCCACCTGAAATGGAATTACTAAGGTTAAGTATTTCAAATGATGGGTATACGCAGCCAATAGTTAGTATGGACAATTCAGACGGAACTAGAGAGGTCATTGATGGATTTCACAGAAATAGAGTAGGTAAGGAATGTGCAGATATACAAAGTAGAGTTCACGGTTACCTTCCAGTTGTTACAATTAGAGAATCTCAAAAAGACTTAAACAATAGGGTTGCATCCACTATTAGACACAACAGAGCGAGAGGTAAACACGGAGTAGATTCAATGAGTGATATTGTTGTTGATCTTAAAAAGAGGAATTGGTCACCTGCTAAAATTGCAAAGGAATTAGGTATGGATTCTGATGAGGTTTTGAGATTATCTCAAATATCAGGATTAGTAGAGCTATTCAAAGATGATGATTTTACTAAGGCTTGGGATGTTGAACAAGCAGATGGTTCAAGACTGTAATATGAATTTACCAAGAAAAGATAAAAGAGGGGTTAGCTACCTCTCTTATTCTCAAATTAACACGTTTAAAAGAGACGAAAAGGAATATATTGATATTTACATTAATGGTAGACCTTTTGAAGGAAATGCTTATACTGACTTTGGAAGCAAGGTAGGTAATGCTTTAGAAAACAATTATTTTGAAGGCTTTAAACCTCACGAAGTTGAAACACTAAAAAAATGTATAAGGTTAGATGAGTTTGAAAGAATGACAACTTTAAATTATAATGACTTTTATGTGCTTGGATTTATAGATAGTAATTCAAAAGATTACAAAACTATAATAGACTATAAGACAGGAGGTAATAAAAAAGAGTTTCAATATTCGCAACCTGAATACTTACAACTTTGCTACTACGCTTTATCACTTAGGCAAGAAACAGGAGTCACACCTGAAAAGGCTTATGTAAATTTCATAAGAAGAGAAGGTAATGCATTCAGAGGTCAAGAGTTGACAGTTTCAAAAGAAGCTCCTTTATTAATAGATGTTGATATTTCCTATAACAGACTTAAAAATGTGTACTGGGAAACTATAAAAATAGCAGAGGAGATAAGTAAACTTTTTGATACTTATAATTAAAAAATTTGATTATCTTTGCTTCGTGTTCAGTCCTACATTATAGAACACTAAGAAATTTTATTAACTCTTATAATGAACTTGACGTAGGACTCAAGGGATTTATAGGAGTTTTTTTATAACTAAATATTATGGCAACAGATAAAAAAGGATTTATATTGTATGCGGATCAAAAAGAATTGTTTGACCAATTACCAAATGAGAAGGCGGGAGAATTAATTAAACACATTTTTAGTTACGTCAATGATGATAATCCAGTAACAGAGGACTTGTTAATTAATCTAGCTTTTACACCTATTAAACAACAGTTAAAGAGAGACTTACAGAAGTTTGAAGAGGTTAAATTAAAGCGTTCAGAAGCAGGTAAGAAGAGTGCAGAAGCAAGAGCCAACAAAGCTCAACAAAGCTCAACAAAAGCAACAAGTGTTAAAAGTGTTCAACAAGACTCAACAAATCCAACAGTAAATGATACTGTTAATGTAAATGATAATGTTAAAGATAATGTAATACTCTTAAAAGCATTCAAGAGCGAGGATGAGTTTATAGAAAAGTTTAATATTGCAAAGGAAGCCTTAACTGGAATTAAAGGAAGAACTAAAATACTATCTAAAACAGATAAAAACAACTTTAAGAACTTAAATAAAGCATACAGTTTAAAAGACTTTAGACACGCTTTAACAATGATGGGAAAGAGTGAATGGGTTAAACAAAACAAAATGTTTACTACCGCACACTTTCTAGTCAACGACAATTTCAATAAATATTTAAACCAAACCGACACGCTACCAATGGCGCAAGGTCTAAGAGAAGGGAACTAATGTATAAAAGACTAGAAGATACAAGAGCAGACCTTGACGGACTTTACAGCAAAGGTTTACAACGTGGTTACTCCGTTGGTTGGGATTGGGATTTATTACCTTACACCATAAAAATGGGTACTACTTCGTATATTGCAGCACCACCGCATCAGGGTAAAACAGAATTTTGGTTTGAGATACTAATTAATTTATCCTGTTTACATAAACTTAAACACATAATCTTTAGCCCTGAAACTGGTAACGCTTCCGAAATTTACGCGGAATTATGTAGTAAGTTCATAGGCAAACCATACTACGGTAAATACCAAATGAGTGGAAGTGATAAGGTTTATGCTGAAATGTTTATTAATGAACACTTTGTAATTATAGACCCGTCAGATGAGGACTTAACCATAGAGCAATACTATAAACTTGTTGACCAAATAGAAAGCGA